TCATCAATTTCTATTTTAGTATATTTCTTATTTTCTCTTAAAACTGCATTTAATAAATCTCTATTACTAATATAGATTTTTGAATTAACTATTTGACTTTTTGTATATTTTTCTTCACTTATCGTTTCCTTTTTAGTTTTCTTCATCTTCTTTTACCTCCCCACTCAAATTATAATCATTCATTTTAGTTGTTTCGTTAATATCTTTCTTTATAAATAATTTATAATCTATAAAGAAATGTAAAATTCCATCTTCTATTTTATGGTTCAATTTATCTGCTCTTATTTTTGATTTATCTGATAATTCTATATATTCTAATTCATATAATGTATCACTCATATCATTTAATACTTCAGTATCTTCATCCATTGCATACCCAATAATTACTATACTTAATAAATCTCTATAAAATCTATCTTTCAATCCTATTTCTTTTTTTTCTTCTCCATTAAGAACTTTTATAAAAAAACAAGGTTTTTCAAGATTTTGCAACTTTCTATCAGTATATATTGGATATTGGCCTTTATCTTTATATAGTAGTGCGATTTTATTTGCTATTCCCTGTATAATCTCATTTACTACACTTTTAACCATTATTTAAACACTCCTCTATATATTTTTTCATTTTTTGTTCTAATATTGCTGGCAACTGTGATTCAAGTTCCTTTTCAGATATAGTCAACATATATTTTCCTTCAACCCAACTTTGTTTTAGTCGTTTGCCCAACGCAGGAACATATCTGCCAGGTTCTTGTCTATGTCCATATTCAACATAGGATGCATATTTAACTGGATTTTCAACAATGACAATATAGTTGTTACCAAACTTAAAAATTTTTAAAGAATCTGCATATGTAGTTGGATCCGGCACACTTCCACTTTCCGCTTCTGCTTCTGTGTTCGCTGTCCATCCTCTTCTTAAAGTTCCACCACTTTTTATTGTATATTTTTTTTCATTTATTACTTCAAAGGTTCCTTCCCCAACAGGTGTTCTAGGAATAACTTTTGATAGCAACCTTGCTGCAAGTTCTTTGGCTACATCTTTACAGAATTTTTCTACATCTGTTTTCGCTAGTTTTTCAAATTCTTTTTCTAATTTTTCAAATTCACTAAAATCACATTTTCCCCATTTAGCCATTATGCCCATCCTTTCCATAATTCTATAATTATTTCTTGATGTGTATCATAAACTGCTGGTTCACCACTATTTTTATACTTCGTAGTTCTTCCTCTGCCAGTTACAATTATTAGACTTCCTGGTTTAATTTCTAGTTCTGGTGCAATAAATAACTTTATTTTCTGTACTTTTTTTGCTTCCGTATCTGTTTGTGTATTCACATAAATGTCTTCAAATGAAATCCTACATTTTTCATTTTTAAAGACTTCTGTTTCAACGTCTTTTGTTATATTGTTAATTACTTTAGGTTTTAATTCATAAATCGTACATTCCGAGTCATATTGTTTTTCAATATTCTTCCTTGCAATCAATGTATATTTATTCATATTACCACCTCATCTTTCGATGCCTATATAAAGCCTTTTTATACTTTTCTATTAGAATATCATTATCAAAATCTATTGTTCCGGTATTGTATGTTGTTCCATTTATTTCAATTTGTGAGGTTGTATCAGCAAATGTAGTTGTTGTATCTCCTACTTGAATACTTTTAACTTTGACATTTTTGTCTTCATTTTCTTCAGTATCTATACTTTTTACAAATTGTTCATCATACTTATTTAAGTACCAATAATCTTTTACCATATTTAGCCATGTTGTATATAACCCCTCTGAAATTATATTTTGATGTGTTACATCTAATATAATAACTAAAACATCATATACACAATAAACTAATTGTTCATTTGCTTCTTTTTTCTTTTCATCTTTTGAAATAGTATTTATAGATAATTCTTTTTCTAGCCTTTCTATAAATTTATCTACATCTATATTAGTTTTATTTTTTATTTTATCAACCATATTTTCACCTACTCTCCTTCTGGATTTTGGCCCTCTCCTGCTTCTTTTTCAGTTTCTTCTATTTTATTTATTATTGTTTCTTTTTTCATGTTAGCAGTTACTTTTATATTTAATTCTTTTGCTCTAGCTTTTAATGCTTCTAACTCTTCATCTTCGCTAGTTTCATTTTTGTTTTCTCCAGAATTTTCTCCTTCATCATTGGTACCGTCATTTATGTCGGTACCATCATTTTGCTCTCCTTCTGGATTTATTGGATTTTCTGGCTCTGTTTTTGGTTCTTCAATTTCTTCAATAACATCAACATATTCTTTGTTTTTTTCAAATTCTTGCTCATCAACAGTAGCTTCATCGCCAATATAACACCATTTATTTGCTAACTTAACTCCTGGTCCTTTTACTCTTACTCTTCTAATCATTATAATTTACCTCCTAAAATTTAATTTAGGTAAGGGAACTTCCCTTACCCAATATTTATTTCTGCTTGGAATATATCTTCAGCACAACTTAATGCTGGTAATGCTGTAGCAACAGCTTTTTCCCATGTGCTTACTGGGTCTTTTCCTTCTTCATACATACAAGCGAAGATTTTTCCAACTGTTCTTACATCAATTGAAGGATCTCTTTGTAATCTTATTTCTTCTGCTGTTGGGCCATAAACTGTTTGTCCTAATGTTTCATTTGGAATCATAACAAATTTATTTTCTGGGAAATATCTATGTTTTGTATATGTTCCATTTGCATTTAATTTTCTATATTTTCTATCATATGTATAAATGCTTGGTAATCCTAAAGAATTTAAATATGTGTTTAATTCTCCAACACTTGCTATTCTTGTACTATCTTTTCCAAATAAAGCATTTACAACATTTTTATTTGATAAAATTTTAGCAAGAATTGTATTTGAAGTTATTACTCTTCCTGGCATTTGATCTAATTTGTTGGCCCATGCAATCATATCATTGATTGGATTAGCTGTATCAGATGACCAATCAACATTTGTAACTTTATTTTCAGTTGGTACACCATAATCAATAGTTGCATTTAATTCATTTTCATCTAATGTTATAACACCATTTGCAATAACATCCATTCTCATTTTTTCTACTCTAGCTCTTACTGATTCAATTAAATTATCGAAATCATTATAAACATCTTTCATTAATGCTTGTCTTTCAGCATCGTTTCTTGGACTTTCTAATGCAATTATTTCTTTTTCTTTTAATTGCATTTTTCTTTTAATTAAAGCTAATTCAATTGCTTTTTTCTCTGCTTCTCTTTGTCCAATTTCTGACTCTGTATCGAATCCATGAACAGAAGCAATTACTGGTGTCTTGCTAGCATTTGTTAATACTTCAAATTCAAGACTTTGTTTTTTTACTTCTGGGAATAACTCCTCACCCATCATTGCTGGGAATTTTCTTTCTTTTAAATAATTTAATACTTCTTTTTGATTAAATAATTCTAATACACTTTTTGGCATAATTAATACACTCTCCTTATTCATTTTTTAAATTTAAAAAGATAGCCATTTTGCTATCCTTACGTTTGATTATCTAAATTTAATTCCTGTCATTGTAGCTTTATCTTCTAAACTAACTTCTGCAGGAAGTCTTGCTTCTATAACATAACCTTCTACCATAACTGCTGCTGGTTGAGGTCCATGTGTTACATCAACATCGGCAAATATTAATCCGATTGCCTTTCCACCTTTTTTATACACAGTTCCTGCTTGAACTATTTTTTTACCTTTCTCATCTGCTTTTATTCCTGTATCATCTACTTGGTAAGTAAAATTTTGAAACTTAGCTGAAGCTAAGAAATTTTTTTCTTTTACACTTTCTTTTTCTACATACATAATTTTTACCTCCTAAAATTAATTAAAAAATTGGCTTTTTATTTCTTGGCTTTCACTCTTATTAGCCTCTTTAGCGAAATTAGCAGCCATACTAATATCACCATCATCATCTCCCTTATTTCCATCGGGATCAATTGGTTCATAACCACTTGCTTTTTTCTTTTCAAAGAAATGAGGTGCTTGCTTTTTATAATTATCTGTTAATTCTTTTAACCCAATTAAGGATTTCTTATCATCAGATAATTTGATTTTATCTTTATCTTTATTTATTAATGCAATAAACGCTTCTCTTGTAAGATTGTCTTTTAGCACTTTGGCATCATCTAGACCTTTGTTTAATAAATCATTATAAATATATTCTTCATTTTCTTTCTTGGCATTATCCTCTATTTCTTTAATCTTTTTGTCGTATTCATCTTTTGAAATACTATTCTTTTGTAAATCTGCAATTGCTTTTTCCTTATCTTCTTTTTCTTTTGTAATAACTTTCTTGTCATTCTCTAATTGTGATTTTTCAGATTGTAAGGTTGTAATCTGAGTATTTAGTGCAGCAACCTCTGCACCATTTTTAGCCATAACAGATTCTATTTGTTCATCTGTTAGGCCCATAGCTTTTAGTTCTTCTCTTTTCATGAGTTCTCCTTTCAATTCAGGCATTCGTGTTTTTATACGGAGCAACGCCTCCGACCTGGTGTTGTTATCGAACAACTTACAAAATCGTAATATATAAAAAATAAGTATGTAAACATACATACCTACTTTTATAACTTTGTTATGGTTGTTTAAGAATCCATTTAATCTGCCACTATAATTACAGACACCAAAAAAAGGCATATAAAACTATATGCCTTTAAAATAAAATTGCCTTATATCCAATCCTCGTTGGTTGGTTTTTTCCTTATTTTTCAATATTTTCAAGTATTTTTATATTTTTTACTTCATTTTCAAATATTGAATAAGTTTTATTATCTTTTTCATTTCTAATACTTATTTCTTCAACTTCTGGTTCATTATCCTGTGCTGGTACATATCCTATAACTATTCCTTCATATTCATTGCAACTAAATGTTTCTAACTTAATTTTTTTATCTAATAATTCTTCTAAATTTTTACCTTTCATTTCAATTGCCACCTTTCCTATATGGAACAATGTGTGTTCCAGTTTTGCTATAATGTATTTTAAAACTATTAGTCTTTATTTCTTCGTTTTTATTTTTTACAACTCCTATTTGTTCTTTTACTGTTATTATTTCTTTTTTATTCCATTTGCCACTATCACTAAATTCTAATGTACCTTTTCCAGCATATTGATTAATTAGTTCTTGAGCTTTTTCTTTAGATATAGTTAAATAACTTTTTCCTTCTGTATAATTGTTACTACCTATTATATGTTTATCTTGCTTTCCTTGATTTATAGTTTTATTTACGTTGCTAATATATGTTTTTGCTCTTTCTTCTGTTGTTATTCCTAATGCATCAGAATATTGTGCTTTTAAATTTTTCCATTCATCAATATTATTATACTTCATTTCTTGGAATTTATCAAATGTTTTAGGAACTTCATCTCCTAATGTTTCTTTATATCTATTGTACTGTGCATAATCAGAAGATTTATTTTTATTCATTTTTATATCTGTTTCAAATGCTTTTTTAGTCGCGGGGTCAGAGTAAACATATTTTTCTAGCCACTCATTATATGTAATATTACTTGGTATATAATATGTTTTTCCATTTGTATTTCTTGCTGCTCTTTCTCCAAATTCAAATTCATCTTCAAAATATGGAGCAGTTGTAGTTCTACATCTAATATGATAAGGTGGCGCAGTAACACCTATTTTATAGTCCTTCATATCAAATATAGTACCATCTATTTCTCTACATTCTTCAGATGTTTTTGAATCTAATGTTGCTATATTAATATATCTTTGTACCCATAATTCTTCAAAACACTTTTTTCTAGAGTCACTTGCAAAAAATGCAGATTCAGTCATTACAAGCCTACCAGCTTTGCCTTTTGATACATTAAAATCTTTTGAGATTTTTTCTATTACTTCTTCTGCATTACCTCTTAATGATTTTTCTAAATCTTTTTGTAAAGTATCTAATAAAGCCTTTTTATTCTTCCATATTCTGTCTGAGAATGTTTGCTCATCGCTTGTCCATGGTCTAGATATAATCTTTTGAATAACATCAACATTTAATGCTGCAAATTTAAATGCTACATTTGAACCTTTCTGTAATTCATATGCTGTTTTATAATAGTTATCTTTGTATGATTCAATAATAAATTCATTTGTATTTTGTTGTTCATTATAATATAACTTTTCGATTTGTTGTTGGATTTGTATTTCTAAAGCCTCTAATCTTGAGATATGGACTTTTGCACTTGCATTTTCTAATTCTTTTTTCCAAATTAAATCTATACCATTTTCTTTTCCATATTTTATATATTCATCTATATCCCATTTTAATTCCTTTAATTCTTGAGTATTTAACCATTTTTTAGCTTCTTTCATAGTAATCTGATTATTTACTGCAAATCTTACTAACCAGTTATTTATTTCTTTTTTTACCGAACTTAATGTTCGTTCGTATGCTTCTTGTAATTCAGTAACATATTTGGCATCATTTAATAATTGTGCTTTTTCAAGTTCTTCAAATCGTTTTATCCAATATTCTGCATTGCTACTCATTATTTACCACCAACTTTTGCACCATCATTTTTATTATTGAGTTCTTTTATCATCTTATCATATTCAGATTCTTGTTTTTTTGTTTCTTCTTCCTGTTCTGTTTCTAGTTTTTCTTTTTCATCTTCTACATCATTAACATATGGATGTCTTGATAATATTGTATCTCTACTTAGTATTTCCATACTATTTACACAATTTTCTATTAATTCTTTTTCATTTACTGTCATTGTTTTATTAAATACAAATTCTATTTCTTTGTCTGTATAATCTTTACCAGTTGACATTTCAACCCAGTTATCATAGAAAAACATAAAATATTCTAAACTACTTTTAAATTCTGTTTCTATATTACTGCAGTCTAAATCCAAATCTGCATATAGTTGTTTTAAGGCTACACCAGACTCTTGTGTTCCAAATTTTTCACTTTGTGTATCAACTCCAGAACCACCCTCATAGATGTCTTTTCTTAATTGCTCTATAAAACTTTTAAATGCTTCAATATTTAAATTTATATCTTTTCTATCATAATCTCCATCTTCATCTAAAAATACAGTATTATATGTAGCAAGATTTTTTTGAAATGTACCAGCTTCTGCTTGATAATTTTTTACAACATTTACTCCATCTGGTGCTTCATAAATCGAATCTCCAGTTCTAGAACATAATTCATCATAACAATCAATTAACGTTTTTAATAAATGAATTAATGGCATTTCATCACCATTATATTTAAAGTACACAAAAGGTATCTTTTTCCATTTATGTAATGTTTCTCCAATTTTAAAATGAGCTAAAATACTAACTCCTTCTGTATCTTTTCCGATTACCAAGTCACTTCTTTTTTCTACTTCTTCAACATCTTCTATTAATGAAGAACCATCATAAATATAATATCTAACTCCATCTAAATCCCAATATTCAACTTTTGTTTTCTTTTGTCTATCTGTTTCACTTGTATAAACTTCTACTTCGTATGTCATTATTATTGCATCTAATATTTCATGTTCTTCATCTTGCCATAATGGAATTATTCTAGTTGCATATCTTAATCTAGCTTTTAAATCTCCATCATTATCAATATATATTTGCCACCAACTAATTCCTCTTTTTACTGCTTCTATTAGTGTATATTTAAGTCTTTTATGCATTTTATTATTAAATAGGTCTTTTAGAATTTCTTTATAATCTTCATCTTCTTTTTCATTTTTTCCTATTACTTGTTTTATAGTTGGTTTTTTTCTTAATAAATATCCAGCTTTTTGATTAATCATCTTATATAGTATAGGATGTTTTAAAATATAATTTTTAGCATGAGGTGCAACTTCTTCTACTCCATCTGGATTTATATATGTTCTTTTTTTATTTTCTATATCTCCTTCATTTTTAAAGTATTTACTTCCTTCTATCATTTCATTATATGTATCTGATTGCTTAAAATCATTTATTTGTAAATCAATGAATTTTGATAATGCCATTCCTTTTTTTGCACCTTCAGTAATTATCATCTTTATTTTATCCATTTCTGTTATCATCTTTCTTCTCTCCTTATCATACAAAATATGCTCCCCTCTTCTTGTTAGGGAATAGTGTTTGCAATAAGTATCTTAAAGCATCTAGTGCATGGTCGTTTTGTTTTATCGGTTTATCTTCGCCTTTTTCTTGTGCTTTTTCATCCCAAATATATGAATTAAATTCTCTAATAATATTTGGACATTTTTCTTCAACAATATGTATTCTTTCTTCATCTAGCCAATTTAAAACAAGATTTATTCCGTCTATAACACTATTATCAGCTTCTTTTACTGCTATTTTGTTTTGTTTGAATAAATTAATTAATGATGTTGCACTAGGATCTATAATTACTTTCCTAACATCAATATCTTTAATTAATTTCTTATAGTCTTTTAAAAACATATCATCCGTTTTTGTAATTTTTTCTTCTTGGCCACTTTTGTTCTTTTTAGTTCCTTTATTGTAATATTCATCTAATATCCATACATGAGGTTTTCCATTTATATATTTTATTCCACATAATAAAAACACCTGTGGATTTGTAATTCCATAATCAGATGTTACATAGAAATAATCAAATTTTTTAGGAATATCATCTTTCTTTATGCAATGTTTTATTTTATCAAAATTAGGATATATAATACCTTCAGCAAGTACCCATAACCCTAATATAAACCTTTGATAAAATACACCAACAAACATTCTTTTATATCTATCTTTGGTTTCTTCATCAAGACTTGGGTTGTCATCCATTGTAAAATGTAAATGTAATATATTCTTTTCTTTCTTCTTATCAATCCACTCTACTTTGAACCAGTGATTTGGTCCTTCTGGGTTGCAGTTAAACCAGTATTTAGAACCTTTTACAGAACATCTAGCAAGTGCTTGGTTTACAAATGATTGTGGCATCAATGCAACTTCATCTAAAAACACACCTGCAGCAGTAATTCCGTTGAACTAAATCTTGTGATCTTTCATCTTTACCACCAAAGATATAGAAATAGTTTATTATTTCTCCTTTTGATATTTCACACATGTTATCAGCACGTCTATCTTTAATTTTATAGCCTTGTGCTCTTAACATTAATTTCAGCCAAAAAAGAACATTTCTACGAAATGCTCCTACTGTTTTTCCCGCTAATATAAAATTCTGTCCGTTAAATTTTGTCATTGCCCATAAAACAAATGATAATGACATACATAATGTTTTTCCAGCTCTTATACTTCCATCTGCTATAATTCCATTTTTATCTTTTACTGGACTATTATCTGTCCACCAAGTTAATATTTTCTTTTGTTTTAAACTGAATGGTTTAAACTTGAATAATGTACCATTTTTTAACTTTTTTCTTAAAGTAATAGCATTTTGCATTACTTTCTTTCTTAGATTAGAAATTCTTTCATCAAAATCTTTACTATTCTTCTTCAGTGTAATCATTCCATGCACCTTCTGTAGAATCGTTTAGAGCTTTTATGAAACTATCATCTTTCATATCTTCTGTATTCGAACTGTCATCTCGTGCTGCTTCCATTTCTAATCTAATTAAATCTAATTCAAGTTTTCTATCATCAGTTTCTATCTTATGATAACTGTCTATATATCTTCTTTTTGCTTCTTGTACTCTGGTCAGAGCCTCCTCTAATCTTTGTACGATATTTAGGGTACTTTCTGCTTCAGTTGTCGTTAATGTTCCATTATCTCTATATGAGACATTATTTGATGAACTTTTTGACATTCTTACAATACTCATTTCTTTACCATTTTGTAAGTCTTGTATTTTCTTTAGTATTCGTCTTTCTCTAATTGATAATATTTTTATTTCTGATATTATTTGATATTTTTTATCGTCCAGTTCTATTTGTTTCAAAAGTGCTTTTTCTTCATCGGTAAGTAGATCGTCATATATTGTTTCATATTCTCCTGTCTTTAATGCTCTTGTATTTCTTTTTTCTGCTCCTGGACCACCTTTATTTCCTTTTGCATTTTGATTTCCTTTTTTTACTTTACTTAAATTACTTTCCCTTTTCCATTGTTTCTTTTTTACCAAATAAAGAACTTCATTATAAGTGACACCATGTTTTTCAGCAATTTGTTTATATGTCTTACCTGCCATATAGTCTTTCTTAATTCTCGAAATTTTGTTACTATCTTCAATCACATCATATCACCCACCTACCTTCTTTCTAGGATAGCCTCTTTATTTGTTAAACTCTCCCATCGTTTTACAATAACGTCACAATATTTTGGATCTAATTCCATAGTATAGCAATTTCTATTTAATTGTTCTGCAGCAATAATAGTACTACCACTACCCCCAAATAAATCCAATATTTTGTCATTTTCTTTACTCGAATTTTTTAACAATCTAGCCACTAAATCTATTGGTTTCATTGTAGGATGCAATGAGCTTTGTCTTGGTCTATCAAATTCTAATATTGTACTTTGTGTCCTATCATTAATAAAATGATGTGCTGCACCTTCTTTCCATCCATACAATATTGGTTCATGTTGCCATTGATAGTCTTGTCTTCCCATTACAAAGCAATCTTTTTTCCAAATTAAGCATTCTGCTAATTTGTATCCAGCATCTTTAAATGCTTTTCTAAAGTTAAGTCCTTCAGTATCTGCATGAAAAACATATATAGATGCTCCTTCTTTTGTAACACTATACATATTTTCAAATACTTTTTTCAAAAATTCGTAAAACTGATTATCACTCATATTGTCATTTTTTATTTTTAATGCTTCAGATGTTTTTCCAACATAGTCAACATTATATGGTGGATCTGTAAGAAGCATATCTGCATCTTGATTATTCATAAGACGCATAACATCTTCCTTTTGTGCACTATCTCCACACATTAACCTATGTTTTCCTAATATCCAAACATCTCCTGGTTTAGTAATTGGTTCTTCTATTTCTTCATATGCAGAATCAACATCAAAGTCATCCTCTTTACTTCCATTAACATCTTTTAGTATTTCATCAACTTCATCAAAATCAAATCCAGTTAAGTTCGTATCAAAGTCCTCTAATTTTAATTCTTGTAATAATGCTTCTAATTTTTCTTCATCCCAGTCACCTTGTATTTTATTTAATGCAATATTCAATGCTTTTTCATTTGTTTTGTCTAAATCTACAATAATACATTCTACTTCTACAATTCCCATTTCTTTTAAAACTTTTAATCTTTGATGCCCTCCAATAACAGTCATATCTTTGTTTATTACTAGAGGACTTACAAATCCAAATTTTTCTATACTATTCTTTATTTTTACATATTCAGCATCACTTGGTTTTAAATTTTTTCTTGGATTGTAAGTAGCTGGTATTAATTTATCAATTTTTATTTTTTGTATATTCATCTTCATCACCTCTTTGCATTTTATCTAATAATTGTACTTTTATTTGTTCTGCAATTTTTTTCATCATAATTGGTGGTACACTCATTCCACACACATATTGCACATTCATTCCCATAAAATCATAGTCTTGAGGAAATGTTTGTATTGTTATTATATCTTTATCACTCGCATATCCTGGTACATCATATCTTAATGGTGGACTTCCTCCTGCTGCTATTGTTGCTGGTGTTCTATCATCTTTTAAATATTGAGTATTAAAGCAACTTATTTTTCCTTTTTCTGTTCTTTTTATTGTATCGCTAAGTTTTACATCTCTTGCTATTCGCTTTTTCCATCTTTCATATGTTAATGTATCCTGGTTTAATAGTTTATAATTACTGTCCTTTATTTCTCCATATTTTATGGGACTTTCATTGAATTCCAATTTTATTTTTGAAACATTTATACTTTTATTAATTGCTATAAAAAATAATCTTTCCCTTCTTTGAGGTACTCCCATTCTTGCAGCATTTAATAAAAATAATTGTGTATTATATCCAATTTCATTTAATTTTTTTATTATTAGATTTACATAGCCTCTTGCATTCCCCTGCATCAGTCCTTTAACATTTTCAGCAACAATTATTTTTGGTTTCAGTATGTTTGCCAAGTCTATAAATTCAAAAAACAAGTCATCTAATATTTGACTTGTTTGACCTTCTCTAAATTTTTTATTTTTTCCCCAATTTTTTTCTCTTTCTCCACATAATGAAAATGTACTACATGGAGGGCTGCCATCTAATATATCTAAATTATATAATTCTTTAGGTAATTCTTTTAATTTATTCATTTCTTGAATTCCCATACAATAATTATATTTTGGATGATGATTTTTTACATAAATATCATTTATTTTTTTATCAATTTCACAGTTTCCAATGACATCGTATCCTGCTAGTTTATATCCCATTGTAGATCCACCACCACACGAAAAACATGAAAATACTTTATAATTGTTCTTTTGTACATTTTCTATATCTTCTAAATGCCAATTATATTCTTTCATAGTATTACACTTCCTGTCTTCCGTCTACATCAAATACAAAACCACATTTTGGACATTTGCATTGAAATTTATCGTCATTGAATTCATTTAAATCTACTTCTACATTATCATTTATTGTTTCTTCAGTTTCTTTTATAAGTTTATTTATTTCTTTTTCATCGAAGCCTGTAATTGATAAATCAATATTGCTATTTTCTAATTCATTAAATATGTTTTCTAACTTCTGATAATCCCATTCTCCAGATATCTTGTTAAGTGCTATATTAAGTAATTTTTCTTTATTTTTATCAAAATCAACTACTATACATTCTATTTCTTCATAGCTTAAATCCTTTAGCACCTTAATTCTTTGATGTCCACTTATTACTGTCATATCTTTATTAACAATGATTGGAGCAACATATCCAAACTCTAGAATACTATTTTTTATCTTTTGATATTCTTTGTCCTTTTCGTTTAGTTCTTTTCTGGGATTGTATGTTGCTATTTTTAAATCCCCTATTTTGAGTTTTGTCAAGTTCATAATTCTTTCCTTCTTTCTTAAAACATTCTAATTGCTTATAGCAATTTTTACATTCTTTTCTCATACATATATCATATTTCATATGCATACCTTCTTCTTTAGTACAAAAAAGAACCTGTAAAACCGATTTTACAAGTTCATTTTTTCTATATTATTTCAAAAATAAAAGGGGATTTATTTTTTTAACATATTTTTTGATGTTATTATTATAAATTATTGACATTGACATGTCAAGGACAAGTTTTGGACAAAACTAATACTCTAAAAATCACATTTTTCTTATGCCATCAATTCCAAACATAAGCACTGCTATTTCTTCAATAGCAGAATTTGCATCTCTTCTAATTTGCCTATCACTTATATGATATTTTTCGGACATAACATTTATTTTTGGTTTATATTTTCCTACTACATATAAATCATTTAAAATATGAGCTTTTCGCCACTTTTCATCGTTTTTACTTTGATCTGCTTCAAACAAATAAAAATTTATAATTCTTTTTATGTGTGTCAATATAATTTCTGTTCTCTTTTTTGATGCTAATATAGATTGAACTACGGTCACTTCATCATATGATTGACAGAATAATTTATCTAAAACTTCTTCAACTGTTGCTGTCTCTAATTCTTTTTCAGTAAATGTTGCTTGTTCACAAGCCTTTACGAAACTTCTATAATTTTTCAATAATAATCTTGTGTTTTTTATTCTAGTATCATATGTTATTTTTTCTTTTAGTCGTTCTTCATTTCTTGCTTGTTCAATCCCCTTTTTTATTCCATTTGCAACTCCTTCAGTAACGAGTTGTTCTATTAATCCTAATAATTCACTATCTTTTTCAGAAATTTCTATTTTACTCATACAAAAACCCTCTCTCTTCTTAGGCAAATTGTATGCTATTTATTTTGATAAGTTATAATTCTATGATTTTTAATATGTATTACAATATTTCCTATTTTATCTTTGATACATTTTCAATTCTTTTACTAATGTATTTATTGCAGCAATATATCCGTAACTATCTGTATTATCTTTTCTTACTTGAATATATTGTTTATTTTTCATCTTTTGCTTTAGCTCGTTTGCTTTTTTTTATCGCTTCCTTTATCTCCATTTTCAGTCTTATCCTCCTGTTCTTTTGGAATATCAAGATATAGTTGTTTTTCAACAAAATTCTCCCAGTATGGAGTATCTGTAAATGTAACTTCGAAGAACATTTGATTATTTTGATTTCCTAATATAGATTGATAACCATTTAATACTCTCCATTTTTTCTTTTGTGCATCCCATAAAGGTTTGCCTATTAATAATAATATTTGGACCCATCCTAATTTTTGATTAGTTACTGTTTGATTTTCTTCATTGTCAATTTTTTTAGGAATTTTACTTGATTCTGTCACATTATCTTTTTTCTTTGGCATTTTACTTACCTCCATTTAATTTATTTTTAAAATAAGCCCCATTCTGCAAATTTTTCAAATCCTCCTTTTGCTTGAATGTATTTTCTTGCTTGTTCAACTATTTCTTCATATGGTTTTCCATCTACAAATTCATCTCCAATTGCACAACTTAATTCTACTGATTTTCCTGTTTCTTGTGCTTTCATAAACACATATATATTTATGCTTACATCTGCTTTTGATAAATCTTTTCCGTGTAGTCCGTCCTCCTGTAATGCTGTCTCCCATATCACTTCCTAATTTTCTATTTGTAGCTCCAGTATCAACATTTGTTCCACCTGTCCAATCTCCTAATGGATTTATTATTGCAGTTGGATAGATACTTTTTAATTCTTCTGTCTTGGCATTACTTTGACATATAATTGTCTTATTGCTTGGCATATCTATTATGTATTTACCATCACTATTATACTTATTATAAATTTGATGTGCTAAATAACTTACTTGTGTTTCTTCTTCAGTAAGTGGAACACCTTTAAATATTCCATTATCACCACATCTTACTTTTCCTTTTTGGTTATTTGCTAAATACTCATCTTGTTTTGCCAATATTATTTCTATTGCAATATTATTTGTTTTAGTAATTCTATATACAATGTCAAATATATCTGTTTCATTATACTTAACAGAACTTTCTATTATTATTTTGCAATGTCCATGTCCTATTAATACTTCAACTGCTATTTTAGGATTTTCTTGTAGTTTATATCCTAAATCTACTATTGCTCCTGCAATTCTATCTGCTATTTTATCTGGATGGTCCGGATTTACTTTTTCTATCATTTTTATTTTCCTCCTAATATTAAATCTAGTTTTTTATCTATATTTTTAAACACTGTCATAAAAGAATCTTGGCTTGAAAAAACATTTACACTCATTTGTACTATTGTATTTTTTAGTCCTTCTAATTGTGCTTTATGTTGCTCTTGTAATGTTTTAATAGCAAATTCATGTTGTTGTTTTAATTCTTTATTTTCTTCTCTTAATTTACAGAAATCATCAAATTTCAATTCCTTTAGTTTAGCAATATTTATTTCTTCAAGTAATCCCGCTTCATCTAAATCATAAATAAATCTGCCCTTTTTCTCTATATAACCTACCCATTCTTGATCTGCACAATCTTGATATAATCTTGTTCTTACTATTCTGTCATCTTTATTAATTTCAATAGTTTCAAAATATGTCCATCCTTTATTTGTATCTTTCATTACTTTTTTTGAGTAATTTCCTTGTGCATCTTTTTTATATCCAAATTGTTCTAGTTCCTTTAAATCCCTTTCAAATTTAATTCTATACATTTTCTTTCACCTCCATTTTTAATATTTTTAATAACTGCATCCAGCATTCCTTATCGCATTCATCTCCATAACTAATAGGATTTTCTATATCTCTTATCATTACTTGCTTATCCTTTTCAGTTAGTAAGTGTAAGTTACTGCCTATAAACTCACAGGTCCATTGCACAATATATGTTTTTCTTCCTAGTGCATATCTTTCTGCTCCAATTAACATTGCACTTATATCTTCAATTTTTCCATTTAATTTTATTTGCATATAATTAAGTTTTTGTGATTTCATTTTTTTTAATTTTTCTAATTCTTTTTTTAGTTTAATGTTTTCTTTAAATGTATCTTCTGCAAGTTTTTCTTTTGTTATAGTTAAATCAGCTGTTGCCTGTTCTTTTCCATCATATACACCTTTTAAATAAACAGTTGTTAAATCTAATTTATTTTCTTTAAAATAATCTAATAATTCTTTTAATGATTTCAAATCCTCTAAATCTAATATTGCACTTACATTTCTATCATTTTTCTTTATTTCATCTTCAGATAAACTAACTATTTCCATAAGATTTTTTATAGATTTTTCTAGCAATTTAATATTCCCCCTTTCCTATCTTTTTCTCTAATATTTCATAACTTTTTTTAAATTTTTCAAATTCTTTACTATTCTCAAATATCTTTCCACTTTTTAGATCATCTAGTAAATGTCGTCCTTCTTTTCCTATTTGCTGCTGATATTTTCCATCACACCAGTAATATTCACTTGTATGTTGATGTCCATCGTATAAAACTTTATTCTTGTTTCCTACATCACATACTAGAGTTTCATTTTGTAGTGTTCTAGCTCTTTTACAATTATCACATTTTTCAATACAATCCATTATTTTTCTCCTTTAAAAATCATTTCAAAATTATAAATTATACAAGCACAATATCCTATTGTATAATAAATCATTTTAGTAGCAGTATTATTATTAAATATGTCTATTAAAATATGTCCTATAAAAAATACAATTATTAGATAACATAATTTTTTGCAAAATTCTTTCATCATTACCACCTTCCTAAGTATTGATTATTATATTCTTGCTGTAACTGTGTAGCCGTTTTATTTAATGCTTCATCTAAATTTATACCAATACCAAATTGACTGGTTATTTGTTTTTCAATTTCGTCCAGATTTATTGGTAGATTAGTATTTGCATTTATACCAATTTGAGATATATTTTCTTTCCTTACTGCATCTGTCGTTGCTTTTGTTATTGTTGGTGTTTTTAAATATGCTACAGCTAATCCTATAAATATAATATTTCTTGCTTTTGCTTGTTTTAGATTTTCTTCAGATATTTCAAATGTATTTAATGTATATATTTTGCAATTAAGCATTCCTTTTATTATTTTATCTATTTCATAATTATTTCGACATGGATTTTCTTGACTTCCTAATTTTATCATTCTTGCATCACCTCAAAACAATTTTCTAGATATTGCTCACGAGTTAATATATTTTTTATATCTTCATCGTAAAATACTAACAATGTCCCATCTCCTTGCCAGTTATAATCCCAATGCTCTGTAAATAATTGTTTTTTCTTTGTAAATGGATCAATTCTAATTTTTACAATAAGATGTCCATTTACATAGTCTCCTTCTTTTATTAAGTCTACTTTTGATTTTGAATGTTCTACTATTTGGCTCCTATATTCGCTTGCCATTGTAGTTTCGCAGCAATAATACTTTTCATTCATATATTCATCAGGTTCAATAATTTTTTTTACTTTTCCTATATACCCTGCCTTATTTCTTATGTATTCATCTATTTCTATTTTATCATAGTAACAACCTGGGCATCCCATTTTTTCAACTTGGCAAGTATCCCATTCTTTATCTGTACATTTCATTATTCTTCCCCCTTTTGTATTTCTTTTATAACCCACTCTATAACTGCCTGTACCATAATCGGACAATATCCATATTCATTTTTTCTAACTATGTCTGCAAATATGTTAGCATCATTTCTTTGAATTCTACATCCCATAAGTAATTTAATAAATCTTTTTCTTGAAATTCTTTCAATACCTAACATTTTTTGCAAATGTATTGATGATTCTCTTGTAATCGTAATTGATACACTTTTTGATTTTTCTTTTTCTATTGCGTACCTTACTGCATCTGCAGCATCATCTTGATTATTTTCCTGCACACTTTCAAAATTTTGTATTTCCGCTATTTTACTAATTTCTCCATCTTTGTCCTGCATAAAAATATCGCCATCTACTATTAACTTTTTTACTTCATCTGTTGACATATTATTCCTCCTTTTCAAATATTTTCTTATATTCTTCTTTGCATTTCTTTCCTTCAATTTCAAATAATACTTTTGCAAAATCGACATCTCCATTTTCATCGAAGTACTCTTTTATAATCATAAATAATGGAAGTTGATTTTTACCCCTAAAACCGAATATAATTCCTACTTTCTTTCCTTTTATTTCTAAGGATAGCATTATTCCTCACCATCCTTTGCTACTTGCAATATACACATTATTGCCATACCTATAAAATCTCCTATAAAAAAGCCTATTAAAAGCCCTATTATTAAATACTTTATCATTTGTAACACCTACCTTCCATTTAATTCATACATATATACAGTTTCCCTCAATGAATCTAATTCAACATACTGTTCATCTATTATTGCTTGTCTCCTATCTATTGTTCTATCTAATTCACTTATTTTTTCTTTTAACCTAGTATTTTCATTTTTCAAATCTTGATTTATTGCTATGCATCCAACAACAAATCCAAAAACAAAACATAAAGTAACCATTAAAGTTGCTTTTATTTTTTCAGTTTTCATATATATTTCTTTATCATAAATTTTCATAAGTGTTCCTACCTTTCAATAAATTTTTTTCCATTACACCACATATATTCTTCAGTTGGGCAAAATTCGTCATATACTAGTGGCATATCTTCTTTTTCATCACAATACATATCCCCATGCTCAATATACATACAGTTTATACATTGTTCGCAAGTAACATTTTGTTTATTTTTATATCTTCTTCTTTGCACTGGTTTCGCCATTATTTATGTTTCCTCCTTTTCAATTAGTTCATTGGCCCAATATAATCTATACATTGGTCTTTCTACTTTTTTATTACAATAATCACTTACCGTTTGTCTGCTTATAAACAACTTTTCTGCTGCATCTCTTGTTCCTTTGAAAACTTTTGTTATAACTCCATCAGTATCTAACATTACAATCGATTTTCTATGAGATTGCCAGCCTGTTCTTTTTCCTGCTTCTGATCTAGTAATAATTTCTAAATTTGATAATCTATTATCTGATATAATTCCATTTTTATGGTATATTACTTCATTCGGTTCAAGTTTCCTCATAAATGTTTCAACAACTAATTTCCCAACATTGTAATCTTTTCCTTTGCCGTCAATATGCAGTTTTATTATCTGTAGAGCACCTTTTCTAAATGTTTTTAAATATCTATATTTGTATTTATAAAATTTTCTAATTCTGCCATAATTACTTATTTCATATTTTGAATTTAATATACTTCTCCATATTTCATCTTTATATTTGATTTCATATTCTTTTATCATTTCACTCTCCTTCGTATAAATTAACGTCAGATATTCCAATAAATTCAAGTACTTTAATATAGCAGTTTTCACATAATCTTGTAAGTTTTTTGCTTGCATATGTATCAGCTTTTTTCAACAAAACCATATGTCTTTGTGGTAGCCTTTCTCCGACACATTGGACATAAATCATAATATCTCTCTTCACTTTTCCAACTATTGTAGTTTCCCATTTCAATCTCCTTTTATTATTGTCTTATGTATGGTCTATCCACATATAAGCTAATAGGTGGTTGCATACTTCCCATTACTGATAAATATATTTTACCTGTTTTCGCAAATTCTGCCTTTTCTGCTTCTGTCATTTCCCAACACGAAACAATATGCTTGTCCGTTTTTAATGCTGGTAAATCTCCACAACCTGGTGCTTTAAATATGCAATTCATATCCTCAAAATTTACTGGTTTCATAACCTTATTCCTCCTTTATTTTTAAATTATATTTATCTTCAAAAACTTTCTTTTTTGCAATATATTCTTTTGTTTTAAATCCTTTTATATCAATTATTTCTGCTGTTCCATCGTTGTTAAATACAATAAAATCAGCTTTGTATTTTAGTCCTGGTGCTAGTATAAATGTAGGCTGCAAACAAAAGCCTTTGATATCTCCGCCCTGCAGCCTTAGTTTTAAATTGCAATAGTAATCCGCTTCTTTTTTGCTATCGAATGTATGTCCATCTACAGATGTTTTTACTGCACCATATTTACTTTTTTTATTTCCTTTTTGCTGATATTCTCTGTATTGTTCAATACTCCAGTGTTCTTGATTGTTCATCTTCTTTTTCCTTTTCTAATATTTTTTCAACAAATTCTAAATACTCTAATGTTTCTGCTACAATATAAACTTCACTCCTATTGTTTGGTGTAAATTCTTTTAAATTGCCTATTCTATCTTTTGTTATCAATAATGCTCTATTTATATCCATTTATAATTCCTTCCAACTTTCAACTTTTTTATAGGCTGTTTTCATTCCTCCGTTTTTATCTAACATTGGGATTATCTCATTTATTTCCGGAAACTCTTTTTTTAACTGTTCCGCAACATCCATTAGTACTTTTGCCATTTGAGCCATTTCAATAGGCCCCCCATTTCCTTGTACTATTGATACCGGTGCTTTCTTAAATTCTTTTACTACTACAACTTCGCAAGTTAAACATTCATTTTCTTCCTTTAATCTGTTTATTTTTTGAATTTCTTGAATCTGTCTAAAATTCATATTTTTTATTCTCCTTTCTTTTTCTTTGCACACTTTAAATCTTGTAATACTCTTGGTGTATATTGCCTATTTTCCTGGTTTCTTTTTAATGTTTCTATATTTTTTATAGTCGTATCAGTCTCAGCACAAATACCCTTTGTTATAAACTTAGTTGTATATGGTTTTATTGTGCTTACTAGATCTATTTTATCTTTTATTATTCTTCTTTCCTGTAGTACCTTTTCTAGTTTTTTATAAACTGCCATTATTTCAATAGCATTTAATTTACTCAATTCTATTTCGTGTAACAAATCGTCCCTTTCGTATTCCTTATTTCGTAAATCTATATTCAATTTTTTCTCTATTTCCTCTATGTTATAGAAAAAATATTTTATATTTTCCAACAATTCTAATGATTGCTGCATATCATCTATTTCCATAAATACTCCGCCTTTCCTTTTGTATATTTTTTAAGGTTGTGTTTGTTTCTAAAATTTACACTCTATCGCTCGTTTTTTGTTTTATGTTTACTAATTACATATTAATATGCATTCCCGTTCTTTCTTTAAATAGCTCACAATACTCGAATAATCCCTTTTGTTCTCCATTCAGTAAACAATGAGGAAATTCACAATTTAAAGTTGGAACACACCATTCGCAATTTTCACATGTTTTTAATCTTCTTGATATTAATTCATCTTCTCTAATGAATGCCATTTCAGTAATCCTCCATTTCATAGATAGTATCCGTATCATATTGTCCACTTAACTCAGTTTGATCTAATGCTGATAATATGCATTTTTTAAAATATGATTTCGGTATTTTTATTTGTGATTTAGTATTAGCAATAGCAAAATTCTTTAATGCATAACATAGTTTTTTAGAATTTATTTCCTGGACTTTTTCTCTTATATTTGGAGTCATATACATTTCTTTTAGAATTTCAGTCATTTCAATAGCAAGTTCTGGAGAAAAAATATGCATTTCACAATTTTTTATAAGTCTTTCAAATTCTGTTTTTTCCATCTTATCCATCATATCATCTAAGGTTTTATTTTCTTCTGGTTTATGATTAGAAGGATAGATTGATTTCATTTCTTTTAATTTAATTTTATTTAATTTAATTTGATTTGATTTGATTTGATTTAATTTGCATAAATTTGCATATAATTTTTTCAAATTTGCTTTGCATTTGTATCTTTTTTTGTATGCATTTGCATTACTTTTGCATATAATTTTTATGCTTTTGCATTTTTTCGCATTCTTTTCTTGTTTTTTGTCTGCATCTTGTTTTTTATCCTTTTCTTTATTCCATCGTGCATTTGCTGCTTGACTTCTTTTTTCTTTTAATGTTTCATATTTTTCCATTCTTCTTAATAAACTTGCTGACCAAAATGTTTTTTTATCAGCATTAAATAATCCATTCCCACTTTCATCATCTCTATATTCATTTATACAATCATTCAAATACTTTTCAACATCAATAGTTGTTCCAGTTTGCATTTTTATAGCCCTATATGTATTTTTATTAAGAGGTAATTTATATGTAGATTCATTTCTTAACATTTCTAATATGGCCCAATATAATCCATATCCGTTCTAATCCATAATCGCATCTCATTCCCAATATTTTTGGATCTGATAATGCATTTGCATCATGGCTAAAATAATAAACGTCTTTACTTGCCATCATTACCTCTCCTTTCTTTTAATATCGTATCTACTGTCATTTGTTGGTTTTTATACACATCATTTAAATATCTTTTTTCACATATGGGACCAAAACCTTTTTGAATACTCTTCCATGTTTTCAATTCTTTTCCACACATTCTACAATTAAATGATTTGTCTTGTATATCTGGACACTTTTTTAATGCTTTTATTGCTAAACTAATGGCCTTTATATCTTTTAAATAAATTTCATCAGATTCATCATTTTGTATAAAACTAAGCCTGTCCCTTTTTAATTCTTCTAATTGAGTTATCGCTTTTATACTATTCATATAAGACCTCCATTAAAATGGATATAATTTTAATTCTAGATTTAATCCAGGTTTTGCTATTGTAGTATTTATTTTTGTTTCTTCATATACCTTATCTCGCATTATAGTTTGGTTAGAATTTGTATCTGATAAATGGCATAGTACAATATTTTTTGCATAACTTAAGTCATTAGATTTTAAGAAATTTATTACATTTTCTAAACTAAAATGGCTCTCTAATAATCTTGTATATCTAGTTTTATTTATTACTCCATTTTTTGCATTTTCTTTTGCAATTTCTTTGTTATAATTACATTCTAATAGTAAATAATTTAGTTTATTGAATTTATATTTAATATAATATGTATCTGTAGCATACATAAGTTTTTCGCCAGTCGGTTTATATTGAATTAAAAATCCCAATGGTTCTGCAGCATCGTGTTGTGTATCAAATGGAAGTATTATAAAATTTCCTATTTCAAATTGTTGTAATGCTTTTATAATTTTAAATCTATGGCCAACTAAATTTTGTTTTTTTAATGTTCCTGCAGATGCATATACATTTATTCCATATAAAGCAAAATTCGAGGCATATTTTAAATGGTCCATATGTTCATGAGTTATCAATACTGCTTCAATACCATTAAAATCAAAATTCAATTCTTTTTGCACAATTTTAAAATTAACACCTGCATCCAATATTAATTTTTCATTGTTATTTGCTTCTATTAGATAGCAGTTACCACTCGAACTGCTACCTAATACTTTTAATTTCACTAAAATGCTGGTCCTTCATTTTGGATTGGAGTCATTTCAATATTGTTATCTGCAGATGCATTTTCTTCAATATTTTTTATTTCTCCAGTTTCAATATCAATTAATTCTTTGTTTGCTTTTTCTTCTATTTCTTCAGCAACTTGTCCTTCTATGACATTTTCATAAGTATTATCATTATTTTCTATAACATATGCATAGCTTTCATTTACTTTTTTAGGATCTATTGCAACAGCATTATATGTTGCTCTCGCAATAGTTTTTCTGGCCATTTCTTCATACCAGCCTTCAATCTTTTCTTTTCCTACTTTTTTGCCATTTTCCCATTTATCTTTTTCTCCACCCCAAAATTCAGCTGCTGCATAGGCTGGTTTTCTCTTATCAATATCTTTTTTAGATAGTGTTATTATTTTATTTCTTGATTCATCAACATATTGTATATATCCAAATCCTCCTATTATTTCACCTCTATCAAATGGATTTTTAATTATAAAATTATATCTAGTGATATTATCTTTATTTACTATTTCAAATACATCATTAGAATATATTAATTCAACAATTATGTTTCTAATTGGGTATAATGATAGTTGTGTTGCTATATATTCTAGACCTTTATATCCTTTCAAAAATCCTATATCATACTTTTGAGTTTTATTATTTTTATATGGTATTGCATTTAAATGGTTAGGTATTTGCATATCTAATCCCAATTTTGCATGATGTACAACAGCTATTGCTAAATCGTTCATATTAACATTTTGCCAAGTAATTGGTAGCTTGTTTTTGTCTTCTTCTTTGGTTGATTTCCAACTATTTTTATTTAATCTTGCTTCTTCAGCTTTTTTCAAAGCATTGTCAATTCCTATAAAATATCCTCTTATAAGTTGTTTTTGATATTCATTTAAATTTAATGCTCCAATATTTCCTTGAAATTCTTTCATTACCATTCCTGTAAATCTCTCGCTTGCTGTCAATTCTTGCTTTTGTAATTCTGTTTGTTCTTTTTTTACTAATTCATTACTCATATTATTCTACCCCCAATTCTTTCATCATTTTTATAAATTTTTCTGCTTTTTCTCCTTCAATTTTTCCAACTGCAACCTTCATTTCTTTTTCATTATTGTTATTTGCTTCTTGTTCTACTTCTTGTTCCGCTTCTTGCAATGATTGTCCTGCAACTAATCCACTTATAAAAGCTAATCCTATTTTTTCTAATTCATTTAAGTTTTCTAACATTTATTTTTCCTCCTTAATTATAAATTTCATTCCTGTTTTTTCTTCATTTTCTACTATTACCGTACAAAAAGCAGGTATGCATGATAAATCAACTCCACTTGCAGCTACAAATGATCTAGCAATTGCAATGGCTTTCATTGATTGGTTCACAGCTCCTGCTCCTATTGCTTGTAATTCTACTCTTTTATTTTCTTGTAATCCTCCTGCTATTGCTCCTGCAACACTATTTGGATTTGATTTACTTGATATTTTTAAAATCATTTTATTTTCCATTTAAAATTCCTCCCTATTCTATAATTCCTATATATTTATTATTAAAATTATTCCAAGTAACTTTACTAAAATCGATATTTTCTGTTAACTCATTAACAGTTACTAAACCTTCTGCTACCTCTATGTCTTTTATATGGTCGTCAGGATGTGTAAATAAGCATAACTTTGCACTTACTAAATTATAAGCAGTACCAATTTCTGGTAAATCAAGCTTTATTAAAGAACGATATGTATCATCGCTACTACTTCCTACAAGCATTTTATTGACATTATTATAATTAGTATCAGGATTTTTTTTACTAATATATGTTGCCATACGATTAAATAAATTGGTACTGGCCTTAGTTCTTGATTTTTTTGAGGATATTTTTTGATTATTTAATGTTATGTGAACTTCAATATTACCGTTATCTTTTAAATAGTAAGTTTCATTTGCAGTGTTTAAGTGTTTTAATTCTCGCATTAAGCCACTCTCTTCCAAATATAGCAAGTAATATATGGCATCATATTATTGTGAGCTTGTCCACCACCTGTTGCACTTATATTGCTACTAGCATAATCTGAATAGTTGGTGCTGCCTGATAGACCGTCAACACTATCACCGGTAAATGCCGCATTTAAAGTTCCTTTTGTGTATTTTATTTTATAAGTTTTATATGTTAAATGACGGTGAGCATCCATACCGTGTGAGTGATTTGGCATCTCGTTTTGTGATAGAGTGTGATACTTTTCACCGCCTGTTTTTTCTACTGTATTAAATTCTCCTTCATTAGATGATACACAAACCAATGTTCTTCCTTCCCCAAAAAGATTCCATGTACCACCAAAATAATTAGTAGGATTAGTCCCATTTACACTTAGATAGATTGAACCAACAGGATAAATATCGTTAAATGTTATACCACCAATCGGTTTTTCGGAAGTTATGGATTTTACACTCATATTTCCTTCACTATCTAAACTAAATTTATTATTATTTGATGTTATGCAATCGACATTAAGTTGATTAGCATCAATTATCTTTCTATCATCAACAACAGTTTCCGTTGCCTGAAGATTAATTAAATTTTTTTCTTTTCCCATTTCTACTCCTATTAAAAAATTCCAAAACCCACTTTAATTATTTTCATTTTTTCTATAGTTCCT